GCTTCTGCCTCTCGAGCTCCATCACCTGCTGGAAGTTGGTGCCAGCTGCCGCCTGCTCCGTGTTCAGCTCAGCAATGCGGTCCTTCAGACTCTTCGATGTGGCAGAGGAGATCTCGGCAATGCGTGTGCGCGCCAGAGCGAGCCGAGCCTGGTCCGCCTTCTCCTCTGCAGCGCGCAGCTGTGCAGACATCTTTCCATCACTGGCAATCGACGCAGCCCTGTCTCGCCAGTACTTCTCGTCCCACTCCGCCGTCTTTATACTGGCCTCGCGAGAGCTGCTGACCTTTCCCTGCAGACTCTCTACGAACGCAGCCTTGTCTCTGACATACGCTGACTCTGCACTGCGCAGCCACTCCTGAGCAGCCTGCATCTCGTCCTGAGTAGTCTGACGAGTCAGCTGCTTCTGCACCTCCAGAGATGCAGCAGTGAGTGCAGTCATGTCGTGCTCGTGGAGGCCCCTGGCAGTCAGAGCCTCCTGGTACACTCTGAGCTCTGCCTCGAGAGCAGCTCTGTTCTGAGTTGTCGCAGTGGAGGAGGGCCTGGCCTGCTCCTCAACGCGAGCAGCCTCCGCTGCTGCAGCAGCCTCAGCTCTCTTCGCGGCAATAAGAGTCTGCAGCTGTCTGATGTTCTCATGCTGCTCGGAGTTGACAGCTCCTAGAGCAGCCGCATAGTTCCGCTGCCGAGAGGTCTCGAGAGCACCAGCCTGAGACAGATCACCAGACAGCTGGAGTGCCTGGCCCATTCCGTCCAGACCTGCCATGCGAGCAGCAGTGACCATGTCGTCAGCTCTTGCTGTCCGCATGGCTGCATCGACAGCATTCTTCGATATGCTGTCGTCTACTCTCTTCATGGTCTCGAGAAGAATGACTCGAGCATCGACAACAGCGTTGCTGCCTAGAAGAGCATCATTGTACAGCTGCAGGGCAGTCTTGCCGTCACGCACCTCGTCCTTGGACGCAGCGAGAGTCGCCATGAACTCACGACCAGCTCGAGAGGGATCTGCATATGCCTCTGCAGATCTCCGGAGAGACTCTGTCAGATCTCCGCCAGCCTGGGCCGCAAGAGCAGCACTGTCGACAAGAAAGTCAGCAGTCGCCTTCGACGATCCCTTCATGGAGATGGCAACTACAGAGGCCTGCTGTGCAACCTCCGTGCTGACCTTGTAGACTGTGCGAAGACGCTCCTCGATGGCGGTCGCCTGGTCCCTGGTGATACCAGGGTTGTACATGGCCGCAGCCGTCTGGGCACCCTCCTGGGCTGTCCTGATCTTGAGGATCCAGTCGACGAATGCAACAGCCCCAGCTGCGAAGACAGCCATGGCACCGACAGTGCCCATGATGCCTGTACTGAGACCATCCATGCGAGTGGTCAGGGTCATGAGCTCGCCGGGGAGGACGGTGAGGTTGCCGGAGATGAGAGCGCGCACCATGCGCGTCAGCTCCTGGACAGCACTCGAGTGGCTCCTGACCTTCGGCTCAGCATCCTTGTTGGCGTCGCCTGCAGCCTTTGCGGCATCGGCAGCCTTCGTGTTGGCCGCAGCTGCAGATGTGGCTGCCGCAGCCTGCTGGTCCAGCAGACTCTTCAGCTGTCCGAGATCCTGAATCACGCGCTGGTATGCAGCAGACTCTGCATCCAGCGACTCTCGCATCGCGCCGCTTGCCGACGCAGCTCGCTGCTGCATGTTGGCAAGCTCAGTCGACATCTTGGCCAGCTGAGACGTGATGACATCTGCGGTGTTGGTACCGGCGCTGCGGATGTTGGTCATCGCAGCCGAGAACGATGCCGCTGCAGACGGAGCGTCCTGCATCAGCGCCATGAAGTCAGCTGTGATCTTGATCTTGGTCTCGCTGCCGGACATCTCTGGTCTCCTACTCGCTGTGAGTGACCCCCGGCGTCACCCCGAACTGCCTGAGGAGGTCCCCGATGTCCCGCTGCTCACTCCGCCTCGCCTCAGGAGGCTTGTATCCAAGCTGAGCAGCCTTCAGCCACTCGACTCTTGGGTTCTTCCTCCAGTAGCGCATGAGTGCAGCAGACCTTCCGAGGGTGATGCTGCGCTCAACTCTGTCCCAGGAGCCACCCTCGACTCCGCAGGCAACAAGCTCCGCGACTAGGTCGTCCCAGTCTCGCTCTGTGCCTCCGAAGGACTCACCGCCGGAGACTCCCCCGAGTCACCTCCCGCCATGCCCGAGGCACGAAAGAGGGTGAGCGTGAAGGCGTCCATGTTGCGGAAGTCCGCGATGGTGGCCTGACGACGCAGGTCGTCCATCGAGACCGGAGTGCTGGTCTGGGAGAGCGAGGCGCAGAGGATGGTCAGGTACTTGTCCATCTCAGTGACGATGTCAGTCGTCTGACCGAGGGTGGTGATGGCGTCCCACACCCCCGGCTGGCGCAGAGCGAAGATGCTGAGCGGGGGTGCCGAGTAGTTGGTGGTGCCGAGTACGAACGGAGTGTTGGTCATGTCAGGATCCTACAGTGAAGTCGTGCTGAGCTCGAAAGCACTGCCACTCGAGTTGGGCAGTGCTGAGAAGTCGAACTCCATCAAGATGTAGTCGTCTATCTTAGTGGGCATCGACAGCTTAGACGACACGCAGCTGAAGAGCTTGAGGACAATGGAGTTGCCGTTGAAGATCTGCTCGAACACAGCCATGAACTTCGGTGTGGTGCCGAGCGGCTGAGTCATCCCCTGGATGTTGCTTCCCGCAGAGGATGTGTAGGTGTAGTTGATGAGAACCTGGGTGTTGGCATCGGCTGGGTTGAACTGGTACAGAAAGTTGTTCCCGACGCAGTACTCTCCAGGATCAGGCTCGCCAGTCACGTACACGAGAGGCTGTCCGCTCGACGCGTAGGTGACACCAAGATCTGTGTCGAACGTCGATATGTAGCTCGGTACGACATACGGACTGAACTGGATTGTGTCACCAGACTGCACACCACCACCTGTCACGCTGTTGCTTAGGAAGACGGTGTCCACACCAAACAGGGCACCTGTGAGATATGTTCCATACGGAATGACACCAGATCGTGTGGCGTCTCTAACCAGTGACCCGATGCTGAGGCCCGGCTGAAGAGAGTCAGCAGCGAAGTGCAGCTGATTGCCAGATGTGGTGGCTGCTGTGGTGACACATGACGGCACAGCCGTGCTGAGATGTAGCTCGTTGGTGGCAGCCAGCTTCTCTCCGCCGGCCAGGGTCTGTCCGAAGAACAGGCTGTTGAGCATCAGAGGACTGAGCTGAGCGAACTTCGCCTTGCCGGTGATCTTGGATCTTCCGCGCAGGATGTCGATAGGAAGCTGGTTCTGACCGTACACCTCGCGCAGCTCATAGTCGAAGTCAATCGTGACATCCTGAAGCGTGCCAAACTGAACAGGGGTGGATCCGGAGACATCGCTGCGGATACCGAACAGGCGTCCCGATCCGAACCCGTACTGCACCCCCATGGTCAGGTCGCCGACATGCTGAGATCGAAGACCAGACCAGCACCGTTCGCGAAGGCAGAGAAGTCCAGCTCAGGAATGGTGTAGTCATCGATCTTGGTGGGAAGGGAGAGCTTGGTCGACACACAGCTGTACAACTTGAGGACAGTGGTGTTGCCCCCATAGGACTGCTCGAACACAGCCATGAACTTCGGCGTCGAGCCCATCAGCAGGTTCGCGCCAGTGATGGTGTTGCCAGTGGCGGAGGTGTAGGTGTAGCTGTACTGCATCTGCGTACTGGCATCAGCAGGATTGAACAGATACACCTTGGTCACAGGAGCGAAGAAGTACTCACCAGGAGCAGGCTCTCCGAACACAGAGACCAGAGGAACACCTGTGCTGGCGTAGACCACACCGAGATCGGTGTCGAAGGTGGCTGCGTTTGACGGATAGATGTACGGACTGAACACAATCGTGTCGCCAGACGCAACACCAGCACCCGTCACGTTGTTGTTGATGGTGACAAGCCCTGTTGCGGGATTGTTGGTCAAGACGTAGCTGCCTGCTGGAATAACACCAGCATGCGTCGTGTCAGTGATGTACGACCCGACATCCACACCAATAGGAACGCTGCCCGGAGTGAAGTGGAGAGTATTGCCAGAGGATGTTGCTGCAATTGTCGCAAGTGACATTGCCGCAATCGAGCTGGTGCTGTACTGCTCGTTGTACGCGAACAGCTTCTGCGTGCCCGTCGTCTCGGTCTGGCCGAAGAACAGGTTGTTGAACAGAAGAGGACTGATGTTGGCGAACTTCGCCTTGCCAGTGATCTTGGCCTTGCCCCGAGCGCCGTCGACCGAATACTGGAGCTGGCCGTACAGCTCCTTGATCTCGGCATCGAACTCGATGCTCACGTCCTGGAGAGTGCCGAACTGCACCGGAGTGCTGTTGGCGATGTCGCTCCGAATGCCATACAGGCGTCCAGAGCCGAACCCATACTGAACACCTGCCATGGCTATCTCACACTGCCGACATGCTGAGCTCGAAGACCGAGCCAGCGGAGTTTGCGAACGCAGAGAAGTCGATCTCGGGGATCGTGTAGTCGTCGATCTTGGTCGGCATCGACAGCTTGGTCGACACGCAGCTGAACAGCTTCAGCGTGGTCGACTGGCCGCTGTAGATCTGGTTGAACACGGCCTGGAACTTCGGCGTGGTGCCCATCAGCATGTTGCTGTTGGACAGCGTGCTGCCCGACGTGGCGGTGTAGGTGTAGTTCAGCAGGAACGGACCGTTCGTGCTGTCGCCACTGTAGAAGCCATACACGCCAGTGGAGGTGTTCACGGTGTACTGACCAGCGGCGGTCAGGCTGGTGACCAGAGTGAGAGGCACCCCGGTGTTGGCGTAGATGACGCCGAGATCCGTGTCGAAGGTGGCGCCGTTGGTGGCCGTGATGGTCGACGCGTAGGGGTGCGACTCGTTGTAGGCGAACAGCTTCTGGCCCGTCACGTCGGTCTGGCCGAAGAACAGGTTGTTGAACAGAAGCGGGCTCAGCATGCCGAACTTCGCCTTGCCAGTGATCTTGGCCTTGCCGCGAGCAGCATCAACCGGATACTGGAGCTGGCCGTACAGCTCCTTGATCTCGGCATCGAACTCGATGCTCACGTCCTGGAGAACGCCGAAGCGAACAGGGGTCGCGTTGGTGACGTCGCTTCGGATCCCGTACAGGATACCAGAGCCGAAGCCATACTGAACAGCAGCCATGTCAGATCTCCCTCATGATGATGTCGCGCAGGTGACCCACGCTGGCCGTAAGATGGTTCCATGCCTCGGTGGACTGAGCCACAGCAGAGTTCATGATGTGCAGGCTGATCCAGTGCTGGATGCGCCTCTCGACCTCCCCGAGCGTCAGAGTGACAGACTCCTGGGGAGTCGCCACAGGGGCGGCGTCCGGGGCGGACGCTACCGGCGCGGCGGCGTCCTGCGGCGGCTGCAGCGCCTCTGCAGGCGCGTCCACCGGGGTCTCCGACACGGGGGCGACGGCGGCGTCGACGGGGGTCTCAGTAGTCTCGCTCACGAGCGCTCTCCTATGGCCACATAACTCTCAGGGGAACAATCAGCAGGGCCTGCTGGTCTAGATCCCCAGGATCCTTGAACACACGACCCTCGATGCGCACCCAGCTCACGAGTCCTCCGAGAGTGCACGCAGTGCCCGGAGGATCGTCCGGAGCAAGGGCAGCCTCGATGGCGGCGAGCATGGAGTTCACGATAGTTGCGCCTAGTGTAGCCCCGATCTCGGCTCTTGCATAGCAGAAAATAGAGATGCTGAGTATGCGCTTCGGAGGGATGCCCCTCCCCGGCTGCTCATACTGCTCGTCGTGCTCGACCTGAAACAGTGCCGGCTGGTCCCCAGCAGGGACGCTGTCGTACATCTGCAGGCGACGATCCGCAGTGACGAACTGCAGGGCACCATTCACGCTCAGCGGGAGGGTGGCGAGCTTGAGTCTGGCGAGTAGCGCGTCCGCGATCTGCTCTCTGCTAGCTGCTGACACTTGCTGCCTCCGTGACGGCATCGAGGATGGCGTTGTTGATGTCAGGCATCATCTCGTCCAGAGTGCTGCGGACGTAGGAGCGAGCAGGGATCAGGATCTCGTGAGCTCGAGTCTTCATCGAGAAGCCGACGAGAGCGCCATAGGCAGTCTTCATCGGCATCGGCACCATGCCTCTGGTGCGCTGGACACCAGGATGCTGCACCACACCGCCATCCTCCTGAAGACTGGCGTACGGAACATCGCCACGAGAGCCAACAGAGAGGGACACGCTGCCTGGACTGTCGTAGATGCGCGCGTAGATGCTGTTGCGCAGAGCACCCGTCCTGACGTTGAGGACCTCACCCGACAGCTTCTGCTTGATCCGATCGCTGATGCTCGATGCCAGTCCCTGCATCTTGGCAAGCACAACCTGCTGGACAGCATCAGGCAGACCGCGAAGATAGCTCACGGCCTCCTGGTCTCCACGCATGCTGAAGATCATACTCATACTGGGATGGGCACCACGGAGCGCCAGGGCTGCAGCATCTGAGCAACGTACTGGGGCAGACCCGACAGATCGTAGGTGACCGTCTCCTGGCCGCCGAGAGCCTTGGAGCGAACGCCAATGCGATCCTTGTACTTGTATCGCTCGGCGATCTCCTCGATGACAATCTGCTCGAGGGCAGCCGGGATGTAGCTGTACGACAGAGAGATCGGACGACCCACGTCTGCCGCAGAGAACAGGTAGGTGCCTGGGGTCGGATAGACCAGGCTCGATGCCTCCACCAGATACTGACCAGTCGTCGGTGTCCCCGACGTGATGGCTGTCAGCGCAGCTCCCGTGTTCGCGAACACCACCCCGCTATCTCCGCACCAGGTGCCGAGAGGAGCGATGGCCGTGTAGGCAGAGGAGGAGACAGTGGTGGTCTCTCCGGACACCAGGTATCCTGCGGTGTACGTGACCTGCACATTCTGCATGCCTCGGCAGAAGGTCCATCCGCGCATCGACACAGTCTGGTTTGTGCCCGGAGGAGTTCCGGTGTAGGTCGACAGAGCCCATCCGAACGGATATGGAGTCCCAGCGGTCGGGATGGACTGAGGAATGACGACATTGTCTACCACGACCGACGCCACAGAGGTGACAGGCCACGCGCGGAGTAGTAACTCCCCGGTGCCGCTTCCACTGCGGGTCTCGGTGCGCGAGTAGGAGAAGAGTGCATCGCGCTGCAGATACGCCAGCACCTGTGCACTCACAGCAGAGATCAGCCGAGAGAGGACCGCATCAGACTTGTTGTCACTGACACCAAGCCAGGACTTGACGTTGGCGAGATTAGTCAGGTCCGATGCGGGCATCTTGCACTATCCTCGGCGACGCGAGGGCGGGGCCTCTCCCGGAGCCTCAGCAACAGTCTCAGTCACAGGCGCGGCAGCAGGAGGAGCGGGGGTGGGGGCAGGCGCGGCTGGTGCCGCATCGTCCTTGCCAACCTCCGTGAAGCGATGCCCCAGCGTCTGACGAAAGGTCTCCACAAGCCGAGCGATGACGCGAAACACGCCACCCCCGACATGCTCCAGGGCCTCGCCCCCGACCGAGACATGCTCGGTCGAGGGGTCAGCTGCCCGGAAGAGCACATCACCCGACATTAGATGGTCGGGGCGCCAGTCGGCGGGTTCAGGTTGGTGATCGCCGCAAACGCCGGAGTGAAGTAGCAGGCGAAGACCTCGTCCACGTAGACGCCATACTCGTAGCGACGAGTCGCGAGCGGCCACTGGATCTGGTAGTAGTCCTGACGGACGTGCGCCTCGAGGATGTTGGCCACCCCCGAGAGCTCGTACGGAGGACGGTCGGACCAGAACAGCACCATGCCAGGCGGCAGGTACGGATGGATCTCGATGTCCAGCGTGTTACCGAAGAACTTGTTGAGGTAGGAGGTCACGCGGCGACCAGCCACGATGCGACCCGTCTCCTGGTCGGCGTCGAACAGGATGCGGAACATCGAGCTCGTCCCGGAGGCCATCATGGTCCCCGAGAAGTTCGCGATGTCGGTGCTCGACATGTAGATCTTGTCGAACCCGATCTTGTACTGGTCGTAGGCAGCCTGCAGCAGCGCGTCGAACTCAGCGACGTTGGTGCCGGCGATCGTCAGGCCAGTGTTGGCCGTCGGAGCGGTGTACACCAGCGAGCCGCCACCCGTCAGGGAGACGTTCGTCGGAAGCGAGGAGTTGGTCGCCATGGCCACGCTCGGCGCACCACCGAACACAGACCCGAAGATCTGAGACAGGATGCCGTCGGGCAGGAGGCCGTTCGTCGAGTTGTCCTGGTAGATGCCGCCAACCTGCAGCTTGGTGATCGGCTGGCCGCTCGCCGGGATCTTGCTGATGATCAGCTCGTTCGCAGCGGTGATGCCAGCCAGTACCTCGGAGCCAGTGGTGGCGCCGACATACCAGGCATAGGCAACGGCACCCGGAACAGCAGCCACCGAGGCGGTGACCTTCTGGCCGAGAGTGACGTTGACCGAGACCTCAGCGGAGGGCTTGCTCGAGCCGCCACCGAACATGTCGCTGGAGCCATCCGCGTTCACCTTCGTGACCTGGCCCGGAACGCCGCCGAGACCCGTGACCGAGTTGTACGGAGTGTAGTTCAGCCACGCGAGGCCCGACAGGGCAACGCACATCACGTACAGGCCCGGAGTGCCAGTCGGGATGGTGCCGCCGGTGCCAGCTGCGGACAGGGACACGGTGCCGACCTGACCAAGCTGGGTGCTGGCGTTGCCGAGGATCAGAGTCTGCTCCTCGGAGATCATGGTCGAGCGCAGGGTCGACTGGACCGCGGTGCCCAGAGCCTCCGGCTGGAGGTTCAGAGAGCCGAGGCGCGACTCGAACGTGACGCTGGACTCGAGGCCCAGGGTCTTGTAGGTCGCGGACTGGTCCTGCACGGTGATTGCGATGCGAGCACCGCGATTGCCCTCGGACACGCCGGCCGACACGTTGGCCGTGTTGATCGCGGTGATGCGCTTCCAGTGGAAGGCATTGCCGCCATCGTAGCTGACGCGGGGCAGCTTGCTGATGCAGGGGATCAGCTCGCGGAACGGGTACAGCATCTGGACGACCGGACGCAGGTCGTACCAGAGCAGGCCGGTCGCGTTGCTGACGGTGTCAGCCTTCTGCAGTCCGAGCTTGTCGGACAGCCCCTTCACGAAGTTGTCGTCGGCCAGGAGTGCCGCGTAGTTGGTGCCGCTCATCTTGTGTAGCTCCTTCTAAGTCAGCGCTCAGCCAGCGGCGCCATTGAACGTGGGATCAGTGGACGGGTTCTTGCCGAACATGCCCGGATTGGAGAGCATGTTGCCGATCATGCGAGCAGTGCCCTTGGAGACACTGTCGGCATCACTCGGATCGACGTTGACGCCGCGAAGCAGAACCGACTGCTTGTCGGTGCCCACGGTGGCAGCCAGCTCAGTCGCCGGGTTGAAGTTGATGCCGCGACGGACACCAGCCGGAGACTTGCGCAGAGCACCGAGCTCAGCCTCAAGGGCCGCATTCTTGACCATGAGGTCAACCTCAGACTGGGTGTAGGTGCCAGCTGCCTTGCCCGGCATCGGGCCGTCAGCCGGAACCTGCACGCCGCTGTTGGACACAGGAGCGGTGCCGACGCGCTCGCCGGTCCACTGGGTGGCCTCGCCGGTGTCGACGTTGCCAGCAGCCTTGCCAATGTGGTGAGAGGCCATCTCGTGGTGATCCATCATCTGGGTCAGCGCACCGTGCATCTTCACGACGTGGTCGGCAGCAGCGTTGTGGTCGAAGCCAGCGCCCGCGTCCTTGGCCATGTCGCCGGCAGCAGCCTTCATGGCCGCCTCCTTGTGCATGGCGGCAAGGGACTTGCAGCAGGACATGGCCTCCTTTTGGCAGGCGGCAGCCTTGGTGATGTGATGCTGAGCACGGTCAAGGTGCTCCTGGGCAGCACGGCTCACCCGCTTCGCGAGCTCCTCGGTGTTCGGCATTGTTGCAGCTCCTTTGGTGGTAGATGTAGACTCGATCTCGCCGGCCTCATGCTCAGCAATCTGCGCAATCAGTCGAGCGGTCCTGGCAGCGAGAGCACGAGCCTCGTCGGCCATCTCGGAGTCTGGCGTGTCGCCACCCTCGTCGCTGAACTCCCAGGACAGGGAGTTCGCCGTTATGGCGAGGGACTGGGCGGCGTCGGCCAGAGGACCAATGTTCCACAGAGCCTTGGCCACATCCTCGCTGATGCCGAGCGCCTTGGCGGCGGAGGGAGGACCCTCCCCCCCAATGATGCTGTGCCAGGCGGAGACGATGGCGCTCTCGATGTGAGAGAGCTGCTCTGCGGTGTAGGGGGTGCGGTTATTACCCTGGTGGATGTAGCTCCAGGCGGCACGAACATGCTGCTCGCTGTCTACCGGATAGCGATGCTTGCCGTCCGACTGGTAGCCAGGGTCGGCATAGTGCACATCGCCATACGGCTTCTTGGCCTCCTCTCCCGCATCCTTGTCGAGCGGGAGGAGGTGGGAGCGAAACGCGTCGTGGAGAGCACCCTCACCCGGATTGGCCGGGTCCTTGGGCATGTCGTCTGCCACGCTGGGAAGCATGCCATGCTCGGTGTGCGTGTGCGTGTGCTCGCCCACAGCAGTGCCAGATGGATGGGTGAGGTCATGACCGGAGACCACGTCGGATCCGCCATAGCCCTTGACAATGCCCAGACGAAGACCCATCTTGCGGAGAGCACGGCTGAACAGACCAATGTCAGGGACCTCCTCGACAGTCAGATCGCCCATGGGCAGCTCGGCGGCCCGAACGAGCCGAGCCTCCCCACTGCTCACGACCTGAGCACCCTTGACCACCTCGATGCGGCACTCCGGATTGGCCGGACGGTCCACGAGAGAGATCTCGATGAGCTTGAGGGACTCGATGGACTTGCCAACCTTGCGGGTGACCTGACCACCGATGGAGAAGCCCTTGTACACAGGAGGAAGGATCGTGCCGTCGGCAAGAACAGTCGGCTTGCACTTCTTCCAGGCCTGGTCGTCCGAGACGTGGGCGCCGAGCCAGAGGCCCTTCTCGTCCACGCGGGTCTCGGCAGCCACGCCCACGGCGGACGGCTGGTGCATCTCGCGGATGTTCCCCCACTCCATGTAGTCCGGGAGAGCATCCTTGATCGCGCCCAGCTTGACAACCTCGTCGTCGAGGTCCAGAGCGGGGGTGGAGGCGTAGCCCCACACCATGCGCTGCTCGTCGTCCACCTTGGCAAACGGAAGATATCGCTGGAAGCCTGCGTATTTCACATCCATGAGTGTGCCGCCGTGCTGTTCTTGACACGCTCCAGAGTCAGAGGAGAGTCAAGATCGCGGAATACAAGAAGATTGACCGTGTTCTGATCGATGACTGCCGTCACGATGGCCGGATAGGTCGCTGCCGCACGAGGGTTCTGCGACTTGGCAGGTCCGTGCGGAGTGTAGGTAACAATCTGGCCAACAGAGACAGTCATGTCAGAGACTCCACTACTGGGCGATCGCGTCGCCGTACACGTACACGTCGGCAGTGGCAGCAGCACCCTGCGCAGTCGTCAGCGACAGGTACAGCTTGGTGGCAGCAGCCTCGCGACGGAAGGCTGCAATCGTCAGGTAGATGGCAGCGCCAGCTGTCGTCAGAGCCGAGTATGCCTGACTCGACGCGACAATGGCGTTGCCGCCCTTGGAGGCAGCGTCGTAGACGCCGCCAGCCGCAGTGGTCAGCGAGGTGCTGGCGTTGGTCACCACGATGCGGCGCGGCACGAACACCATGCTCGCCGGCAGGAGCATCGTCAGCGCCTGGTCGGTGGTGGCATTCATGTTGGCGCCGAGCAGCTGGGCGATCGGCTGGGTGGCCACGGTCAGCGGATAGAAGCCGAGGGTCTCGAGCACGTTGACGTCGGTCGCCACTGCAGTGATCTGGCCATAGGCGTTCGGCGTGTACACGGTGCCGCTCGGAGTGTTGGTGACAACACCGCCAAAGCCAACAGGCGCAATCATAACTACGGTCGGTGCGGTCACTTCGATCTCTCCTCTGGTGAGCCATCGCTCTCGTTCTGAGCAGAACTATAGGGGAGAGCGCCGCGTCGCGAAAGACTTTTCTCCCCCTCCCCGCTGGTCTGCTTCCGAAGAGTGTCGTCCTCGTCCTGCGGGCGCTGAGGATGCATCCCCAGGCCCTTGGAGATGTGGCTAGTCCGCTGCATTCATCGCCTCCAGCTGCTGCTCCAGCTCGTGTATGCGAGCGTAGAGATCCTCGGTGTCCTCGACCACGTCCTCGTGCAGAGCGAGCACCTTCTCGGCGTCCGCTCGCTGCGCACCACTCTCGGTGGCCGCACCGCTGGGACGACCTCCACCCGCAGAGTTGCTGCCGTCTCCGGCCGCAGCAGGGTCAGGAGCCTGGGACGCCAGCCTGCCCGCAGCGATGGCGTCCTGCAGAGTGGCCACCCCGTTGTTGGTGTAGATGAGGATCTGCTCGCCGCCCGGAACAGGCTGCATGTCCATCTGGTCGCGGATCTCGTCGATCGACATGATGCCGGCGCGGACGTAGTTCGCGAAGATCTGCGACCGCTTCAGCTGGTCGACCTCCGGCTGAGCCTTCCAGACGAACTCCACGTCGTCGTAGCCGAACTCGTCCTGGATGATGCGGTCCATGACGCAGGACTTGAACCACTCCATCAGGGGGTACAGGCCCTCCTGCGTGGCCTGCTCGGCCGCCGACTGGGCAGTGGCTCGGTTGGTTCCCTTGATGAACGGCGTCGGCGAGACTGAGAATGCGTAGCACGCGAGCCGGATGAGCATCTCATCACGCTGAGACGCCAGTCCCTCTCCCGATGCGTTCTTGATGTCGTACGGCCTCATCCCCTCCGGGACGAAACGCATCTTGGACTTGCGCGCAAGGTTCCCGGACAGCTCCGAGTCCATCAGCGCCTGGAACGAGGCAATCTGGGTGGGCGTCCAGTCCTTGGGAACCGACATGATGAGGTCAGGCAGGTTGCCCTCGGTCCAGAAGCCGAGCGTGTACATCGTCTTCCGGATGGCCTCGTTGACCTCCATGTAGATGTGCTCGACTGGAGAGAAGCCGTAGATCGGGTTCTCCGGGGTCGGGTTCATCGGAGCGTAGACCAGCTCGCTCTCGTCGAAGTTCACCATCGGCAGGCCCTTGATCACCTGCTGGTATGCCGGGGAGGGGTAGTCCGGCACCCGGCCAGCGTCGTCGATGAGGACCTTGATGGTGGCTCCATCCAGCACCTCGACGCAGAGAGGCTGGCCGCCCATGTTGCGGTGTCCAACGTAGAGGGTCGGAGCATCGATCACGAACAGGTCCTCGAGGATCATGCGGGACCACTGCACGAACGTCCGCTTGCCGTCCGGTCGGCGGAAGAAGTCACGCATCTCCTGGACGTGGTTGTTCACCTTGCGCGGCTTGTCCCTCACCTGGAACTCCCAGGGCAGCCGCAGCATCTGGTCCTTGCGCGTCTGGATGATGGCGCGCAGCACGCCCCAGGAGCGAGACATCAGACGCAGCTTCTGCATGAGCACCATGCGAGGCGTCGTGAAGTTGAGGTTGTCGCCAGTGGGGTAGTCCCACTCGCGCGGAAACTGGATGTTCGGGGGGCCGAACGGGGTGATCGGCTGGAACGGGGAGAACCAGTTCCGCGAGATGTCCACGTCCTGGATGGTGTAGGGGACGTTCGACACCTGGTCGTTGTACTTGGAGTCATGAGGCCCGAACACTGGAGGATGCCCAGTGCGCGGCTGCCCAGCCGGACCCTGCCCCACACTCCCCGCCATGTGCGGACGAGGGGCGAGAGCAGCTGGCGACTGCGTCGACTGAACACCACCGCTGCTGCCGAACCCAGGACCGAGTGGCACAGACGACGCACCCGGCCCTACTGTCGGCCCCTTCACCAGACGGCCCTGCACACTCCTCACTGGGGCGCCACCGCCGCGCTTCTTTCCCTTGGCCATCTCTCTCTCCTCTAGAAGCACTCAGTGTGCCAGACGCTGACTCCATCCTCAACTCTGCTGGCGCCGACCACCTGCCGGCAGCGCATGCAGACCACCTCGGCTCTCCGAAGAGAGGCCGCGGTCTCCCTGTAGACCCGAACCAGAGACTGGGACGGCGAGGCGTCTCCGGGCACCGGACGAGAGGGACTGCTCCGCTCCTCCTGGCTGCGGGTGATCTCCCCGCGCAGGTGGGCGATCATCGCCTCCGCGCTCGACGTGCGCACAACATCGGAGAACGCGCGCGAGAGAGCATCGACCTGGTCGTCCTTGCTCCCAGACGGGAACGTCTCCATCTCGGCGACGAGGGTGCGCGTCCAGTGGCGGTCGAGGATGAGCAGGTTGCCCACCTCCGACTGAGAGGCCACCGGCATGGCGCGGGTGGACTTGCTGCCAGACTCAGTGCTCGACCGCACGATGTATCCCGCCAGACGCCCGACGAGGTAGGCCACCTGCGCCTTGCCCGCCTGCCCAGGATCCTGGGGAAGCGAGATGCGCACGTCCGGACCGTCGTCGGTCGCCGTGTCAAGGATGGCCGCCTCGACGTCCTGCGGCCCACCGCGAAGTCGAACAACATCCCGCACCAGGTACCTTCCGGAGGACAGACGCGCAATGCGCACCCCCACAGTCCAGTCGGGATCGCGCGTCCCCACCTGCTCGGTGGCCGCGAGATCCCACGCTCGGCACTCCTCCTCCACCGTGTCGCCCGAGGGGACGTCGGGCACGATCCTCAGATGCTCGCTCCGGAACAGGATGCCGTCGACAGGAGCCGGCCTCTGCTGAAACTGACTCGTCCACTCGCGATCGCCCGAGACTCGCCGCTTGCGGTCCAGCGCCTCGGCGTCCTCCCACTCCGGCCACAGAGCCTCCCCGGCGCGGCGGCCGAGGGGGTCGGGCCGACCAGGCTCGGGCTCTGCCAGGGCGGGGAGGCGGATGACCTCCCACTGGTCCCCACCACTGTCCATCTCCTGCAGCAGCCGTCCCCCAAGATCGTCCTCATGCCACCGAGTCATGATCAGGAGGATGCGCCCACCAGGCTTCAGTCGGTTGTACACGTCGCCAGTGTACCAGCGCCACACGCGATCGCGGTCGTTCTGGCTCTCAGCAGCCTCGCGCCCCGACACCGGATCGTCGATGATGCAGAGGTCAGCACGCCGACCAGCGATGGCCTTCCCGACGCCGAAGGTCCGATACTCGCCCCCACGATCGGTGTTCCACTTGCCAGCAGCCTGGCTGTCCTCCGCCAGAGAGTAGCCGAGAACGTCCATGTTCTCCTGGACAGTGTTGCGGACTCGCCGGCCGAAGTCCTCCGCCAGCTCGCCAGTGTGCGAGGCGGCGATGATGGCGGACCTGGGTCGGCGGCGCAGGTACCACGGAGGGAACATCACGCTCGCATAGGTGCTCTTGGCCGAGCCAGGAGGGGCGAGGATCATCAGCCGATCCGGGTCCCCGCGCGCCCTGTCTCCCCGCTCGAGAGCCTCGAGGCGAGAGCAGATGAACCTGTGGTGGCGGGCTGGGGCCATGCCCTGAGGGGCGAGGGCCTCCTGGCACCAGGACACGAGGGACGTGCCAACCTTGCGCCGCCGCTCCTCGGCCAGAAGACTGGCGAGCTCCGGATCCTGGATGGCCCTCGAGACGAGATCGGGGGAGATGTCAGTCGGCTGGAGTGCCATCGATCTCTGCTACGGCGAAGGTCCCGTCCTCTCCGGGAACCAGGTCCTGTGCTCCGAGATCGCTCCCAGACACCAGAGCGGCGAGGCGGGAGGCGATGCGCATGCGAAGCGCCTCGTCGGACAGCCTCTCGGTCGCGTCGGCGAGAACGATCGTCTGCGGTGCACGGCCCCATCCCCGGTCCAGGAGGACGCTGGCCGCCGACACACGTGCCGCAGAGGGAGCGTCGGAGCTCATGCAGACCTCGGCGAGGGTCGCGACAGCAAGGTGGGTGTGAGTGCGTGCGAGTGCCTCGACCTCCTTGAGAGCGAGCACAACTCCGGGTCGACTAGCAGAGGCCAATGGGGTGTGCTCCTGGGGATCGGGGTGGTCGTCACCCGCTGGCCGACGGAGGAGAGACTGCGCAGACCAGCGGGTGAGGGGTCAGGGACTGGTGACCAGGGTTGAGGGTAGGGGAGATCGGGGGTGAAGTAAAGGGGAAGCTCGCTGGAGATCAGTCTAAAATTTTGCGCGAAATGTTTGGACCCCGAGCACAGCGCCCGCGCGCCCCCGCCGGTTAATAAACGGGCGGGGGGTAACCGCCCCACCCCGCCCGACACCACCGTTAGACCGCCCGCCAACCCCGCCTAGGCCCGCCAGCGCGCGGCCCGCCCCTACCCTACCGGCCCGCCCCTGCCTGCCTTGTGCGACCGCCCTAGGCCCGCTAACGGCCACCCTAGGTCTACGGCCCGCTATCGGCCCGCTAGCGGCCGGAGTAGGCTAGCTATGTGCCTTGTCGCTAGCAGGTATGCGGCTATGGGTATGGTAGCGACCGGCGATAGGGCCTAGCTTGTGTTCACCGGCGGCAAACACGCTACGCCGGCTAGGGGATTTAGACCATGAGCGAAACGATCGAGCCTACCGCTAGCCTACCCACCGACGTTGCGGACCTGCACGCTATGATAGCGCAGCTGCAAGCGCAGGTGAGCTTAGGCGCACAAACAAGCCAACGCACCAGTGTAGAGCGCCAAGCGGCTGCCGCTATCTACGCGGCGCAACGGTCGCAGAATGAGAAAGGTTACAATGACAATAGTCGTATCTATTGCGTAATGCCGGGCAACCCCAAGCAGGTTAAAGATAGCGGCCCGACTATGGGACATATTCGCTATCAGATATGGGTTGATTATCCGGGCATTACGTTCCGCGAGTATAAAGAAAAGCTAAAAGCTATCGGCCAAGCGGGCTATGAGACACAGGACATG